TTTATCAAAATGATCCATAATCAATAATATCATCACTAATATCGTCAGCAAGATCCATTATCTCTGATGGATCAACAAATTTGAAGGTACTAGAAGTAGAATCGTAAATTAAAACTCTTCTATTTGCCAGATCTGTAATATCAACATCATTTAGATCAACTAAATTAGATGCTCCTCCTCCACCAGAGGCATCAGCACCTTCCCACTTTCCAGTGGATGAATTGTATTTCAAAAACTTGTTATTTACTTTTGCGGTATCTCTGTCTATATCGTCAAGAAACTCTAAACGAACTTCACCGCCGCCACCTTGGGTAGCAACATCGCGAAGACCTTGATAAAGAAGATTGCGAAGATCTCTTACTTCTTTTTTAAGACTCTCTATTTCACTGTTCTTTTCTTCTACTATGTTTTCATCTTTGATGAGAGATTTAAGAGTATCTAAAACCTGAGATACTGTTGGATTTTCCTCGGGGGTTTCTTCTACTACTTCTTCTTCAATTGGATCATCAATTGGTTCTTCAATTTCAGGATCTTCTTCTTCAACTTCTTCAATAACAGGTTCTTCTTGCTCCTCTTCAAAAGTGACTTCAATAGGAGTTTCGTATTCTACTAATGGAGTTTCAATTAAAGGTTTTGAATATTCTTCAATTTCAACATCTTCATTAATAACTTCATCTACAACTTCAATTGGTTCTTTGAATAACCAGTTCTCAAAAGCTTTTATTTCTTTTGTTTCTTTCTTCTTTTTCTCTTCCTCTTTCTTTTTTAGAACAGCAAGTTCCTCAAATAGACTATTAATGTCTACCTTTGGTTCTTCTATCTTTTTGGGTTCTTTCTTACTTTCTTTCTGTACTGGTTTATCTTTTTTTCTTTCTTGCTTCTTTGGTTTTTTTGATGCTTTGTCAAGTTCCGATAAAACTGAACTCAAATCTCCGAGAAGAGACTTATATTCCTCCTCTTTCTTTTTCTTTTCATCAGAAATCAACGAAAAGAAATCGCCTAGATTTGTTAAGTTTTCATCTTTTGTACTAGGCATCTTCCTTAGCGTTTAGTCCTTTTTTCAATAATTTTTGTAGTTCTGCTGTTGAACCAACAAAAAGAGCATTGGTTACGTTTTGTGGTCCCTTTGGTTGTTCTTCCTTTTCTAAGTCTTTTAATTTTTTCTGCAAATCCATTAATTTGTCAGTGGCATCAGATACATTCTTGATCAATTGCCCAGCAACCTCATAGGCTCTGGGCATCTCACTTTCCTGTGCCAGTTCTAATACATTATTTATTGCTTCTTGACCCTTTTCAATAATAGAATATAAGTTTCCTCGTGTATACTCATAATCTTTTCTAATGTCTTCTTTCTCAGATACAACTTTTTTAATCTCACCAGATAATTTCTCAGCAGAAATTATTTCGCCTTCAACATCGAAGGCATCATTCAAATCACTGTATTTTTCAGTATTCATGGTTCAATATCTTGATTCAGAGTAGGACTAAATTCCTTAAAGTCCTGGAAGAATGAAACTGTTTCATTGAATCCAAAGTCATCTCCAATTTCAATGAGGTTATCATCGGCAGTAGTAATGAGTTTAACCGCAGAACCACGTACATGTGTAGTGGCAGTAGTATTGTCCTCTCCTCTTCGTACAGTGAGTTTGTTTCCGCTTATTGCACTGACATACATTTCTTCATTATTGACATATATGTAAGTCTTAGCACTAATACCAGATGCATTATCAACATTGATGTATTTTTCATCAACACTGATATCTTCTGCAAGAACAGTTGCAATATCATTATTATAGTCCTTAGTTGCCCTTGGAGTTACTGTGTATCTCATCTCCCTCTTAGGAGTTTCCATACCAGTCATAACATCAACAGTAGCCTTCTTAATAATCTTGCTATCCTGTACAGGACCGAATAGATGAGTCTTTGCTGTAAATGTTAGTGTGTAAACGAGAGCTCTTCTTGTTGAATAGTCACCCTCATAGTCATCTGACATTGATATTCCTTCAAGTTGAATGGGAACATCTTTTTTCTCGTTGATGCCTTCAACTAAGTTAATAGTTAGATTGTATGATGGTTGAAAGTATGGAAGAATTTGCTCAATAATTTGAAGAGCATCTTCATTAGTTTTTGATAAAATTGATAACTCAAAACGCATGTTATATGGAACGGGCATATAAACTTTCTTCTGCGTTGCTGGACTTGCACTGTTACTTACAGTGAAAGTTTTAGTTGCCGTTGTTTTTCTTTGAGGATCATATGACAGACCATTAAATTCAAATGACATTCTTGGTAATGTCAACTGAACTGGCTTGTTTAAATCTGGGGACTGTTCCAGTCTTGCCAAAAATTTCTGCGTTGGACCATAAGCAAGCGGAACTTTCATAACACTTACCGTGTTATCGTTGCCATCTCTATGTTTAATATTGACGTTATTAAAAAGAGATCCAAATCCAATAACAGTTTTTCTAAGAATTTCGTGATAAAAATATTCAAACATAGTCTGATCCTATTATACTAACTATTTAACAACTTTTTAAATTATGGTTCTCCAAAAGGATTTCTTCTTGTAAAGTCTAGTATTCCGTCTGATTCGGTCTGAATTGCAATGTTTTCAGAATAAGTATCAACTGAATCTTGCTTGTCATTTTGAACATTGAAGAATGCATATGATGCACCAGATTCAGATCCAACGATTGCTTCTCCTTGGGTAAAGTCTCCACTGATAATTGAAACTTGTAGAGAATTTGTTGAACCATTCCACAGTTTGACTCTTGCAGTTGTTCCAGAAACACTTCCAGTTACTACTTCGTTGTAACGATAATTTCCTGTTCCGAGAGTGTTTGGTGCGGCAAAAGAAATTGCAGGTGGTTCAGTGTATCCAGCACCAGAGTTTGTAATGTAAATCGCAGAGACACTATTTCCACTAAGAATTGAATATCCAGTTGCCGTTGTGCCACCACCAGGAGCACCAGAGAAAGTAACTGATGGATTTGTTGTGTATCCAGATCCACCGCTGGTGACTGTAATAATTCCGATAGTGCCAGTTGTTCCAATACCAGTAGTTGCAATCGCACCAGATCCAGTAGTACTAATGAAACTTATTCCTGGTGCAGTCGAATATCCATATCCAGGATTGAGTATTACAATTGAACTTACTCCAAAACCAAGATTGTTAAACGCAAGAGCACTCGCAGTCAACCCACCAGAAGGTGCTGAGGATATTGCTACAATTGGATTTGATTCGGTGTAATTATATCCATCATCCAAGAGAGTGATGAATTGCAATCCACCATCATTGATTGTTGTTACCGCAGTTGCAGTTGAACCTATACCAATGAGAGAAAGTGTTTGAATATATCCCTGCTCTTGAATATTGTCATCGATTTCCTCTACATCAGTGTCAATGACCTCATCCTCATAGCGGAAGAGTTCACATCTCAGTTCATAAACATATGTTTTTTGTAACTGATAAAATGGTTGCTCATGCTCTACGAATTTAATCTCAAACAATCTATCACCAAGAGGAAAATAAATCAGATCTCCTTCTTTTGGTCTGGTCGATAACTCAATATTTGGTAAATTTTTGATGAGAGGAGAAATATAGTTTTCAAATCTCTCTCTTGAAATGATCAGTGTTAGATCATCAATCGGTTGCACACCAAACTTTGATAATATTGTTCCTTGACCTTCATATCCATCATATGTGTTGACATATGCTTCAATTGGATATGCGTCATCAAACTTTGATTGTATAACTTCTCTTATTACTGTATTTTTCGTAAGATATTTTCTTGGAATATAATATACCTCAACTCCATACATACGGAGTTGTTCGTTTATCAGACTCTGAACTAAACTTTGTTCAGATGATGTTCCTTGCGTGAAAAATGGATTAAGTGCCATATCATCCAATCAAATCTAGTGGAGGTAACTCATAATAAGAGCTCATTTTTTCTAATAATGCATCCAACTCTCTCTGACCATCATCATAAATTTGTCTTCCATTCAGTTCAACACCACCTGGAAGTCTTACCCCTTGGAACTTAATTAAATTCTGTCCCCACTGTCTCTTGACAAGTGCAGTCAGATATTGCTTTAAGAAAGAATCATTCCAAACTTGACTATACGTATTTGGATCTAAAACTCTCCAACAATCAATGATGATCCAATCTCCAACATTAATACTTTCCCAATCAATATCAACATAAAGTCTATCTTGTCTCTTATTAAAACGAATCTGCTTATGGGTTGTGAGTAAGAAGTCAATTGTTTCCAAATAACTCTTTGTCATTGAGTATGTTAAGAGTTCAGTAGAACCCCAGTAGTAAATATCATTCAAAAACAACTGATACTTAATACTAAACATATTGTTTGTCAAGGAGTTTGATCCATCAAAATGGAAAAGTTTATTAACTCCAATGACAGAAGGAGGAATGGGCAAGTAATTGCTATTTTCTTTAAATTCAAATGTTTTGCTTTGTCCAGCAATAGTTGTAGTTACTGTATCCGTCGTTAGTCCTACAACAGTGTTATTTGGTGCTCTTCCTCTATCTATATCTTCTTGTCTAATTTGATATTTTAAAAATGTCTGTATTACACCATCAAAGTGTCTTTCTTGGAAAAATTGAACGGCATCATCTACAAGATCTTCGATCTGTTCATCAGACACGTTAATCTCTAAAACTGGCGCTCCCAGTTTTCTCTTCACATATTCAATTAGTTCCCCTCTTGATGATGGTTGCGCCATGACTAGAATCTACCTTTGAATTATTTATGGTGCAGATGAAATACCTGGTTTTACTATGATATTACCATCAACGATTCTATAAACTGTGGAACCAGAACTCACCAAAACATCATAAACATATCTTCCCTCATTTAGGGTTCTAGTTTGAGTCGATCCAAGAGATATTTGAAATTTACCACCAGCCGCACTCGTAAATCCAACATTGAAAGTCGCGACTGCATATGATGAAGATCCAATGGAAATACTCTTTGCTAATTGAGATGATCCTGTCCAGGTTGTTCCAGCACCAGAAAAATCAAATGGTGTGCCAGAAGTAGTTCTTACAGTGAAATCATTAACAAAGTCTGCACCACTGTTAATGGTTAGATTTACTGCAACAGGTGTTCCTGCTGATGGATCAAATGTTAGTGAATTTGCCATTATTGCAACTTATCTATGAAAGATTTGAGTAAATTTTTAATTTCACTTACGTCATTTTTAATACTGTCGATTTCATTTTCCATTTTATCGACTCTATTCACTTCATCTTCTTTTTGTTTTTTGAGTCTCATATACTTCTCATATTCATATTTAGAGTCATTGACAATAGCATTGCTCTTCTGATCTCTCAGAAGAGCATTATTGTCTTTCACTTTAACATAATCATTCATCATGCTAGTGCCACCGCTCTCATATTCTTGATCTTAGGAACATATGCTTGGTTTGTTGATGTCATAACGATCTTAATTCTAAAATACTTAAACTCTGGCAGATTGTTTGCAGTGAATTCATAATTTGAATAACTGTCACTTGTTGACAATGCCTGAGTTACATAATTTTTCTCAACAAAAACATCAGGTGTTCCGTTGCTATTAGAAACATCTATAATATTTCCATTAGCATCAATATTTGCATATCCTGGGAATGGAATAAACACTGGTTCATTCGTCTCTGAATTATCAATCGCATAGAATGCGCGAATATCAGAGTAAACATTAATGTGAGCAGACAGATAAAGTTTCAGAGAACTTGCTGGATTTTTCAATCTAACAACCTTAGTTACATACTGACAATCGGAAGGATCATCGAAGAAAGTATTAACTCTTGAATCAGTCTTGTAATTTTCAATTACACTATTGATTCTGTTTGAAGTTGTTATCAGATTCATTCTTGTAGTATCAATGATTGGTGACAGTCTGGTGTTGTCTGTCGCCAAATTCATGAGCATTGTAAATGATTTGTTTCCAGGTAAAGTGGTGAGAAGATTCTTCTCGTTAATCTTAGAAGCAATAATTCTTGGAGTTGAGAGATAATTTGTTCTGTTAAGGACAATTGGTTCATATCCCTGATCCAAGAATGAAGTTTCAGATCCACTTACACTTGTTCCACTTACAGTTCTGATGCTTGCATTCAGTGATGTTAAGTTAGGAACAAATGTCTGTACATTTGGTGTTACTGCTTCAAAAGGAATGTTTTGTGTTGCCTTGATGTTTTCACCGCCACCAGACTTAGTTTCATTAAGGTAAAGTGGAACAAATGCTATTTGATCAGCACTTCTATCAACACCATAATCAATATTAGACATATCAACTTTAATATTGTAGTAGTTTAATCCAATTGGATTTGTAACAGTTGCATCTTCCAGACGATGAGTTCTGTTTATTCTTCTCAGAGAAACACCATTAAACTCATACTTATAAATGAGATCACCACTTGCAATTTGTTTCTTAACAGTGTTATCAATACCTCTTGTTACTGTGATCAATTGTCCATTACTTATTCCTTCATACTTAATGATTTCATTGTTTGCAAGAATATATCCAGGATTTGATCCAGAAACTGGTAGATTTTCAAAGTTTTCAAATCCTTCTACATTATCCAAAGCAATTGTTCCATTGTAATCCTTGTCATAAGTTACAGTCACTTTGGTTGGTGAAACATCTGGAAGAATATCACTTAATGTTACATAGTTTGTGTCTGAGTGCATACCATGATTCTTATGCTCAACCTTGAAGTGTAATCCATCAGTTACAACATCAACTGGTTCAGAAATGTAAAGATTTGATCCAGAAGAATTGCTGATCACCGTGGTTATACCAGCAGCATTGTAACGATAGATTGTATTTGCAATTCCAGTTACAAAGTTGCCCTGTACATTATCGAGAACAATCTGATTGACCTGATCGACTGTTGTTACAGAAACTTGGAAGTTAGTTCCTAGTCCATCTGTTCCGATAGTAGCAGTTAAAACATCTCCAACAGCATAACCTAGTCCACCAGATACCAGATTAACAAGAGCAACAGATCCGTTTTGAACCGTTATGTTTGCGATTGCATTTTTACCAGTTCCTGTTACATTTTCTAGAATTACATTATTATAAGTTGTTGTAGAACTTGCTGGACTATAACCTATTCCAGTATTTGTGATTGAAACTCCGCTAATTCTTCCAACAGATCCAACATAATTACCAGATGCACCAGTTGTTAACTGAATTACGCTATTTCCAAGTTTGAAGTTTGTATCAGTCAATGCAGATGAAATTCCAATTCTAACTCTTCTTGAACTTGGTCTGATTGAATTAGAAACCAGAGTTGGGATCTGTCCATTTCCTTCTGCAAGATTTGGATTATAGACCGAGATATCACCACTGGTAGCAAACTCTGCACGATACAGTTTGAATGTCAGATCATCAAAGATGCTTGGTTCCCAACTTGAAGCATTTTGAGACTTATAAAGAGAACCAAGAATTGGTTGAGTTGAAACAAGAACTTGTGCAGAAGATGCGCCAGTCTTAGACTTAACATCAACTTCTCCAAGTCTTGATGTCCATACTGAATACTCATTTGAGTTTGTCAGAAGAACAATTGCATAATCCCTGCTTCCTTCAAGGTAAACGGGTGATTTGAATGCAAAGTGAGTTGCTACACTTGCATCTGCTGATGTCTTAACTGCTTTTGCATCTAGGGTAATTTCTGTGAATGGAAGAACAATGTTTGATGGGACATTGTAATCCACTGTTCTAATTTGGCAAGTTACAGGAAGTTCACTATCCTTAGATTCGAAGTAGATATCCAGTCCAGTCAAGAATATTCCAGTCTCATCATCAACTGTGAATGTTTGTGCGAGAGGATCAACATATTTTCCTGTGAAGGAAGAAACGTCAGATTCCTTAAAGAGAGCTTTGCTGATCTTCTTAGCACTCTTGACAGAAGAAACATCATCTTCGATGACTTGTATTGTTCCAACAGAAAGATACTTGTCTTCGGAAACAGAACTAATGACCTGTGTAGATGAACTGTTAAGATCGCTATTGGTAAGTTTGAATACTTTTTCACCAGAAGTAAACTTAGGATTGATGTCTACGTTTGGATCTGGAATGAAGAAGGAACCAGCAACTGCACCAGTGCTGTCAGTAACTAGTCTAACCTCTTGAACAGTTGCTTCTGCACCACTTGACTCTCCATAGAGTTTCATTCCTTTCTTAATGAAACCAAAATAATCACCTTGTGGTTCATTTGCAAGAGAGAATGTGTCTACGTTAACAATAGTCGATGTGGAAGAATACTGTGCAGAAACTGTTAGGTTGCTGTTATATGGATTTGCACCATAAGTGTCAGTTGGCACATTGTATGGACCAGACT